ATAAAACTTATGCCCGTATGTTAGATAACATCATTGGTTTAGATTACATCAAAAAGGGTTAAAAAACCATAGAAAAAAATCTGTTTACCCACATATGTGATAAATAGTATTGACATTGAGAGTTAGTAATGCTATACTAACTCTTATGTTAGTCGCTTCATAGGGAAGCGGCGAATATTAAAAACGAGACCATCTCAATTTATAAGGAAATTTATCATGGCATCATTAGCAGAGATTCGTGCCCGTATTGCGGCACAAGAAAACAAATCAACTTCTGGATCAACACAGAAACAATCAGATAACTCTATCTACCCTCATTGGAATATGGACGAAGGCACAACAGCCACAATGCGTCTATTACCTGATGCAGATAGTAACAACCCATACTTCTGGGTAGAACGACAAATTATTAAACTTCCATTCAATGGAGTTAAAGGTGATCCTAACGTTAAACGTATCGAGGTTCAAGTACCTTGCGTTGAAATGTATGATCCCAAAGCACAATGCCCAATCTTAACTGAGGTTCGTCCTTGGTATAAAGATGAGACATTGAAAGAGTTAGCAAACAAATACTGGAAGAAACGCAGTTATTTGTTTCAGGGTTTTGTTCGGCAAAACCCAATTGGTGATGACAAAACACCAGCTAACCCAATTCGTAGATTCATTATCAGTCCACAAATCTTTACAATCATTAAAGCAAGTTTGATGGATCCTGAGATGGAAGAATTGCCAACAGATTTTATGCGTGGTCTTGATTTGAATATTAAGAAAACAAGTAAAGGTGGATATGCCGATTACTCAACAAGTAATTGGGCACGTAAAGAGTCAGCATTGACAGAGGCAGAACAAGCCGCAGTTGAAGCACATGGCTTGTACAATTTGGCAGAGTTCTTACCAAAGCGTCCCGGCGAAGCAGAGTTGCGTGTAATCAAAGAAATGTTTGACGCAAGTGTAGACGGTCAACCATATGACTTAGAGCGTTGGGGTAGTTACTATCGTCCTTGGGGACTAGAAGCACCTGCAGGAGCAACCGCGGAAAAACAAACAGCTACTACTGAAACTAGAGCACCCGCAACAGCACCCGTAGCAGAAACTTCAGCACCATGGGAAGAAGATGCAATGGCAGCAGCCGAATCTATTAAGGTTCCTACAGCACAACCATCAAGTGACAAAGCACAAGACATTCTAGCAATGATTCGTGCTAGACAGAACAAGTCTTAAAAGGGAATAGGGAGCATTTGCTCCCTACCTAAGGAGAACTCCATGACAACAAGTGACGAAAGATACCGCGCCATTAAGCAAGGTAAAAAACTATTGGAAGAATTATGCGATCCAGGTAAAACACCACGTGTTCCTAGTATCATTAGAGATAGGGCTAGAGGTGCATTACGTCATTACCCAAATGATTGGGAATTAGAATCTATCGCAGAAAAATGTCCAGATATGCTAGACAAACAAACGATCAATATGTATACTAACGGTGTACACGCAAAATAAAGGAAATAATATGAAATACCTAGAAAAACTAAACAAAGTAAATGAATCATTTACAATCAATCGTTACAATAATGGTTATATGATTGAGGTAGGCGGAAGAGATTCAGAGAATGATTGGAAGAATTACAAATTTCTTTGTAATACTGATGAGGAACTCTTTGCTGTAATCAAAGAAGCACTAGCACTAGAATTGGATAATTAAATGGCAAAGCCTTTTGATATATCAAAATTTCGCCGTGACATTACTAAATCTATTGAGGGACTTAGTATTGGTTTTAATGACCCAACTGACTGGATATCTACAGGTAATTTCGCCCTCAATTATCTTATATCCGGTGATTTTAATAAAGGCGTACCTCTTGGTAAAGTTACTGTCTTTGCCGGAGAGTCGGGCGCCGGGAAATCGTTCATCTGCTCAGGAAACCTCGTCCGACACGCACAAGAACAAGGAATTTTTGTAGTCTTAATTGACTCAGAAAATGCCCTTGACGAAGCTTGGTTACACGCACTTGGTGTATCTACTGAAGAAAATAAACTATTAAAACTAAACATGGCAATGATTGACGAAGTAGGAAAAACTATTTCTATGTTCGTTAAAGATTACAAAACACTACCAGAAACAGATCGTCCTAAGGTATTGTTTGTAATTGATTCATTGGGTATGTTATTAACGCCCACTGACGTTAATCAGTTTGAAGCAGGTGATATGAAAGGTGACATGGGTCGTAAGCCTAAAGCACTAACAGCACTTGTTCGTAACTGTGTTAACATGTTTGGTTCACTGGGCATCGGCTTAGTAGCTACTAATCACACATATGCTTCACAAGATATGTTTGATCCAGATGATAAAATCAGTGGTGGTCAAGGTTTTGTTTACGCATCAAGTATTGTTGTTGCTATGAAGAAACTAAAACTTAAAGAAGATGAAGATGGTAATAAAATTAGTGATGTACGAGGTATTCGTGCCGCATGTAAGATTATGAAAACTCGCTATGCGAAACCATTTGAATCTGTACAAGTTAAGATTCCCTATGAGTCAGGTATGAGCCCTTACTCAGGATTATTAGATATGATTGAGAAGGCTGAACTTGTTAAGAAAGAAGGTAACTCACTTGTCTACACAACACTTGATGGGGAAATCATTAAGAAGTTTCGTAAAGGTTGGGAAGCTAATACTGACGGTTGCTTAGATATAGTAATGAGTGAGTATGGTCAAAAATCAACAACAAAGATAAGTACTGTAACACCTGAGGAGGAGGATACAGAATGAGTTTAGCTTTTACAGCAGAAATATGGGATGCACTACGTACTCATATTGATTTCAATGACCGTAGTGATGCGGCAGACACATTGATTAATTTGTTAATTGATAATAATTACGAAGCAAATGACATTAAAGATTCTTTTAAGAATGACAAAGAGGTACTCAAGGCATTAAAAGGTTACACTGACCAACACGATGGCGAAGAGTACGAAGAATATGACGAAGACGAAGACCAAGAAGAATGGGATTAAATGTCAAATTGGTATACAAGGATCACATCTAATCTAGCTGTGATACCCGATTTCATCTCTCATTGTGAGAATGAACTATTATCTGCTAAACAAGAGGTGAAGGTATACGGCAATGTTGAAAAGAACATTGCCGCATTACCCGGTGTAACTGAACATCGTTTTAATCAACTACAAGAGATAGAAGCCGTATTGAACTATCTCAACATTCAATTACGGAAAATTCGCCGAAAACATTTTCAAAAATATTTAGAAGCGTATAATAGAGCATTGACAAGCCGTGATGCTGAAAAGTATGTTGATGGTGAAGACGAGGTAGTAGATTTTGAAACACTTATCAATGAAGTAGCATTACTACGAAATCGTTGGTTAGGTATAATGAAAGCACTAGAGTCAAAGAATTTTATGTTGGGTCATATTGTCAGATTGAGAGCAGCCGGTATGGAGGATATTACAATTGGTTAATAATACACATAGCAGTAACACTATAACATTGACTGGATTAGGATCTAGTGGAATGAATAATATTAGTCCATTGTCTATTAGTTCATTGTCACAAAATTCAGCTATCTCGTTGGATGATACTTATCTTAATAATTTGTTTAAGAACATTAATAGAAGTGACTATGTAAAAAGATATGAGGTTATAGAAGCCACTGAAGATATACTAGCATTAAGTGTTGCTTGGAAACGTTTACGTGATACAAAAAATGAATCAATACAAGTTAGTATTACTACATTGTTAGATGATAACTTATTCAGAAAAATAGAAGAACCTGACAGGGTTCGTGCTAACGAGATAAGAGATTATTTCAGCAAAAAAATTATGTTATGGACTCTTAAAAGTGTTAAGTTGTCTCCCTATAGACAAGACCTGAATAAATTTATTCACAGTGATGGTAAAAAAGTCACAGAAGAATTATTACCACTCATTTACAGATTGCCTGAATTCTATGAATACGATATTCAATTCGACCAGTTCAAAAGAGAAGTTAATTTAGAAATAACTAATTTCAGTAATATAGATAGTGTTAAAAAAATCACTACTCTAACTCCTATAAAAAGTTTTTACAAAACTAATAAACGTGTAAAACATTTTGAATATTGGTTAAAGGATAGCAATGACAATGCTCATTTGATTACAATTGAACCAAAGAACCCATTAAAACATATTTGGGATAAGATTTTTACCAATGGTCAAATACGTATTGAAGGCACATGCTACCCTAAAAAGTATGATGAATTACAATACTATCAATTACTAAATTGGACAATAGCCTAAAATTTGACAATAAATGGGCTTTCTGCTACAATAGATTCTTATTCAGTTGAAAGGGATTTATGGGTTACAAAGTTGTTGCTGACAAGTATCAGATGGATGAAATGCGTACCAAGTATGGTCCGCGCAATGGCTTAGAAGGCCCGTTTAATTTCTCCGGAAGAGTGTTGTATTATGACAACAGTGAAGGCCAATACTACGATCCTAGGTCAGATTTCTACGTGGAACAGTCAGAAATGAACGAAATTCATGCTAATTTGATAGCCAAAATTTGACAATAAATGGATTTGGCGCTATAATAGAATCTTAGACAGTAAAGAAGAGGACTACAAAATGACTACAGAATTCAAATCTTGGGAAGAGTTATCAGAGTTAGAGCAGGCTCAATCTATCTATTGGGATATGTATAAGGATGCTTATGGCGTTCGTCCTCGTGGTGTTGACACTTCAACATGGACTTTGGAACAGTTTGAAGATGAGTTTGAAGGACTTGGTGTAGCTATTGAAGCTGGAGAAAAGGTCCGTGTTCAGGCAGAACAACATGCAATTTTCTCTTTTGAGAAAAGGGTAAGTGACTTGATCTTGTCAGGTGCTAGGGATCGTGCAACAGCAATGCGTTGGATCCACGAAGCTGAAGGTACTATGGGTGATGATGAGTACTTGTGTTATACATTGGGCTTGCCCTATATGTATTTTCGCAAAGTAGCGTAATTTGACAATAAATGGCATTCATGCTATAATACTTGTATTGATTGATTAACACACAGGAGAAGCTATGTCTACAGTTCGTATTTTGTCAGGTTCATATCGTAATGAAGCAGTTAAAGGTGAAGTGTTTACACTTGTTAAAGGTTTTCAGACAAGTAAAAAAGGTAGTTATGTGACTGTTAAAAATGATGGTCAGTTCCCGGGTCGTAGTACTGAGATTAAAATCTTAGTAAATACGATTGATAATATTGAATTTTTAAATGGAGATAAAGTTATGGCTAATGCTGTAGTAGAGTTTAAGAAAGAAGCAGTTAAAGAAACAGAACAAGAAGCAATGGACCGTATTGCTACACGTTTTGAGGTCCTTGATGAAATGTCACGTGCTTGTATCAATGGTGATATACGTGCTATGATTGTTTCAGGCCCGCCCGGTGTCGGCAAATCATATGGTGTTGAGACACAAATGGAGAAAGCAAGTATGTTTGACAAACTTGCAGGCAAGCGAGTTCGTTTTCAAATTGTTAAAGGTGCTATGACAGCATTGGGTTTGTATACTCAACTGTACAAGTATTCTGACACAAAGAACGTGTTAATTTTTGATGATTGCGATTCAGTTTTTACTGATGACTTGAGTTTGAACATTCTCAAGGCCGCACTAGATTCAGGCAAGACACGTAGAATCTGCTGGAATAGTGATTCACGTTTGTTGCGTGAAGAAGGTATCCCAAATACTTTCAACTTCAATGGTAGTGCTATCTTTATCACTAACTTGAAATTTGGCAATCTGAAATCTAAGAAATTGCAGGATCACTTAGAAGCATTGCAATCACGTTGTCACTTTCTGGACCTGACTATTGATGGTGATCGTGATAAGATGTTGCGTATCAAGCAGGTCCATCGTGATGCTGATGGTGGTTTGTTCAAGGATTATGATTTTAATGAAGAACAATCACAAACTGTGATTAACTTCATGTGGGACAATCATACTAAATTGCGTGAAGTGTCCTTGCGTATGTGTTTGAAGATTGCAGACTTGGTTAAGATCAGTCCCGG